AAGGTAAACTTTTTCGACTTTGGCGTCGGGACGCATCATGAGGTGCTGGCTCCAGAAAGAGATCGGGAGCGCAGCATCGGGCTTCAATGGGCGGCTTTGAATGTGTGGGTGATGGATCGTTTACGATGGATTTGATCCGACAGCGTTTGACTGCGATTGGGTCAACCAATGGCTGAAGAAGCAGGTGAAGGCCTGATCAGCAAGAGGGTGTCGGGCGGACGCTTACGGTTCATTAGCGGCAGCTCGGCCTTGCTGTACTTGAAGCCTGGTCGGAAGCCCCGGTCGAGCGCGTCCAGCTTAGCCTTGTTCAGCAGCGGGCACATCTCAACTTTTAAAATTCGAAACTAACATCACAGAAAAAAAAGAAAAACTAACCGGCATTACTGACCAAAGCTCTGCCGAGGCGGTGACATTAAAAAAGATATAGCTGAATTAGAAAAGAAAAAATCTACTATTAATGATATCGCTGCATCCTCAGGCGGCAAGGTAGAAATCAAATTGCCAGACTCGACTAGCCAAGGACTGACGCCACAAAACGTAAAGGTAATTACAAATGCAGTTCTAGAACTCGTAAAAATGACAAATAAATCAACCGACACACCTAACACTTTCATGGTGTGCACTAATGTATTACAAAGTACATCTTATTTATCCAAAGTCCGGATAGCCTCCCAAACCCCCAACATGCAATACACACCCTTGGAGTCAGCATGCAAGGAATTTGTCACTCAAACCATATCAAACAACGCTGATATAGCTAAAGCAATCACTTCGACAGCCAAAGGGCTAAATAATCCGCGCAGCAATGCCGAAGAAGTAAAGAGCTCCATACAAAGGATAAACACCTTGCAGCGGCTTACTCAGTAAAGATTATTCGCGAGAACCAACTTTTAAGCCTCTGAACTTATTATTCCAGAGGCTCTTATTGCTTTCCAAGCGGGGGCAACCAGATGAATAATTGCCGACGCCCTGGACGGATTGCCCATCTTGCAGTTGGACCGCCAACCTGCAACACGCCCTCAGCGCGGATAACGGCTATACCGCCAGCCTGGAGCTGGAGAGCAAACTGCCCAAGGATACGGTTGAGGATTTGGCGGAGGAGAACAGCGGGGATTACACGGGGGTCATCGCGCACTACCGCGACAAGAAAACCGGGAAGGAGAGGACTGTTACGGCGGGGGACCAGAGCAAGCCGAAGCGGTTGCGGTAGTTGTATGCGGGTGAGAAGACAGCGAAGCGGGCGGTGGATCGAGAGTGGGGAAAAATGCAAGTACAGAGAGCATGAGCCCTGGTTTTTAGCCGGGCTCATGCTGGAGAAGTTCAGGAACTATTTTTATAGTTGCTCATCCGTTTCTTACACTCCAGCCTTCATTTTTTCCTGCTGTTTCTTTTGAAATTGGTCTTTACGGTGCTGCTGCATAGCCTCGTGTGCAGCGTTGGCAATGTCCGAGAGCGTTTTATTTGCCCTAGCCACCATTCCTGCTCCGATGAAAAAAATAACGAATTCGCACAAAAACCAAAGATTATGCACCTGTAAGGGCTCAGCAAGACGCGGGCGCGCCGCAATATCCCAAACGACACTTAGCCCCGGCATCTGTGTCTTACCATAAATATCACTGGCAAAGCCCTGCATACGTCCCCAACCATTGAGTTCTGCGAAGTCATACATCGATAGAACAAACGAAGCCAGGATAAATACAAAACTCACAATCACAACAAGGAAGCCGCAAAGCTTCAATTTTTTTGCAGATTTTATTTCGCTCTCAACGCCCATAATTCCACCTTTCCATTTTTAATTTACAGAATAGATCCATACAAATAAATTGCATCACAACTGGCCAGGTCTGGCCCGGACGTCGAGAACCTGGTTGGTCTTTGGGTTAAAATCACATTCGTAAATGTGTTTCTGGAAAGCACCGAAGCCGTTCTGAAATTCGATTTTATCGCCGATAAATGTAAGCGTACCTTGCTCTTGATTCAGCCAACGAAAATGGCTGAATTTCGGTTCAAAAGTCCCATCTGTCCAACGAGAGGTGTATTTAGCGAGGCGCGTCACAGGGTCTTTGCAATACACGCCGACAGCGACGGTAAATTTATCCCCCATGCACTGGAGGTCTTTTCGACAAGCAGCTTCATCAACCTTTACTGCCTTTTCTGTAGTCTTATCTTCGTCCCCCCCCGTACACATCGAAACGGTAATAGCAATAATGATAGCTAGGACGACGAAACCACCAAGCTGCTGGCCGATAGTTACCCCTGGGTTGGCAACACCACAATTGGGACAGCTCTTAGCAGCAATATCTACGTTGTGTTTACAGGATTTACAGGGCTTTAGCGCCATTCCTCTACTCCTTTAAATTTCGATAAAACCATCCCTCATGGATAGTCAAAAGACGATTTACTCCCCACCCTCCTCAATACAATGCTCGACCATTTCGTACTCTGTGCCCCACTGACGCTCACAGGCGCGGCGAACGGGACCAGAATAGTTACCCTCTATATTATTTTTTGCTGTTCTACGCTCTTTAGCGCAGTGCTCTTGCATATCGTACTCATTGGGCCACTCGCGGGCACAACGTGATGCGATTTCATCCTGTGGGGCACGTGCGACTGCCCTCTGAGAGGCCTGCTGTTCTTTGATACAATGCACCACCATTTCGTAGTCGGTTTTCCACTCAGACTCGCAGTGAGCACGAATGGCACCCGAGTATTTGGCAAGGTTTCGATAAGCTTTTCGCTGCTCGCCAACGCAGTGGACAAACATTTCTCTATCGTTAGGCCATTCACCGATGCAGTGCTCGCTAATGACCTGATCATTGGCCCAGGCTGCCCCGCCAAATAATAAAACCGCTGATGCTATATAAAAATTGCGCAATCTCCCTCTCCCCCTTTAGTCCTTTAAATGCCGAATTCAATTCAGCGAACTATGCACCTGCCTGCTCACTAGAGCCCAAGCTGAAAGCCTGGGCCGAAAAGCATTCTACAAGGTCATCCCGAAGTGGCAATTAGCACCTCGGCCACGCGACGAATGTAATGCCGGTCGATGTCAGACATTTCTCTATACAGCGTAAGAAGCTTCCTTTCATCGCTCGTCAGTTTGGAGGCTTCGATAGTTTTTTTATCATCCTGGCTATCATCGCTTTGATCCAACATGCTCAATACTCCATCAAGCGCATAGTTGAATCGACGTTACCGAGCCCTCTAAAAAAACAATACGTAGTTACATACAGACTTTACCTATTCCTGTGTAGGACTATTCCTTTTCTCTCATAGCCATGTCCCACATAGCTCCGATGATACGGTCCACAGCTTGCCGGTCACCTTCTTGGAGAGATCGATACTGATTTACTAAGCGATCCTCCTCCAGGCTCAGACCCTCGACTGGTCGCGGCGTGACAACTCCTGTCACAACAAACAAAACATCCACCCCAAGCTTAGAGGCTGCTGCGTTGAGGTATACAGAAGTCGGGTCTGTTGTACCCGCTTCATACGCTGCCTGCGTTCGCTTAGAGACGCCCACAGCCTCGCAGAACTGATCCTGATTGAGGCCCAAGCGCTTGCGCTCCGCCTGCAGCCGAGCACCTATTTCCACTGAATAATGCAAATTTCTTCATCTCCACTATTTATAAGTGCAGTTGCATGCATCATTCTTTGCGTGTCACCACATAAAAATGCACGGAACTGCACTATGCACAACGCCAACACCTACGAGCAAGCTCGCTATCTAGCGCGTGACGCCCTTGAAAGGCGTGGCCAGACGGTCAAGGACTTCGCGGAACAGCACTCACTGAACCCCAGCACTGTTTATGCAGTGCTCAGTGGCCAGAATCGCGGGCGCCGGGGTGAGGCTCACCGTGCCGCGGTACTGCTGGGGATCAAGGATGGCGTAATCACCCCACGGTTATCCCAAAACAGCAGTGAGTGTGTGGTTGCAAACTAGGGCCTCTGGCTCCAAAGGAGAAACCAGAAGATGAAACGCCCAATTCTAACGACCAAGCGCCAGGTCATGAGCGCAGTCATATGCGCCTACCCCGGCGGGCGGGAGTGCGCCGCTGCCCGGCTCGGTTATGAGCTCAAGAAGTTCGATAACCACGTGTACGAAAATGCCGGCAGCCGCCCCCTCAATGATGAGCAGATTCGTTTGCTCGAGCAGGATGCAGGCACCACCCACCTACCTGAATACATCGCCGCAATGTACGGCGGTATGTTCGTGCCTCTGGCCAAGCCCGAAACCCTGGACAATATCGACCTGTACAGCCGGTCGGTACACACCGCTGCAAAACGTGGTTACGTCGATCAGATCATCGCGAAGGCGCTGGAAGACGGGGTAGTCGAGCCAGGCGAGGCCGAGGCGATTCTCGGCGCTCACAATCGCTATATGGCTGCACGCCATTCCGAGGTGCTGGCCACCATCCAGTTGCACAGCAAACCGGTGCAGGCGCGATGAGCATGCGCAATCAGCCCTTACCGAGACGAGCTTTGATCTCTTTCGATGCTGCTGCCTGCAAGCGCTGCATCAAGCCCTCAACATCCTTTTTGAGTGAGTCACCATGACCTACATCTGCGAAGTAGAACGACATCAATTATTGGACCTGCTAGTTATCGCCCAGCAGCGCCTGGACACACTAAAAGAAATCGTCACCACAACCAACAATGAGCTTTCAGGCACCGATATCAGGATGGCTATTGGCGATGCAATCACGCCGCTGAACATCGCTCACGAAGCGGCGCAAGCGCTGTAAAGGACCTGGCCATGAGCACCTACAAACTGGTCTGCCCCCACTGCCTCGGTCGCATGCGCATTCGCACCAGCGAAGGCACGCACATTTTCCTGCGTGTGGCCTACCTGCAATGCACCAATGAGGCCTGCGGTTGGTCGGTGCGGGCTGAGTTCGAAATGACCCATGAAATGAGCCCCAGCGGCATGGCCAACCCCGCCGTCAGGCTGCCCATTGCCGACACTGCCCTGCGCCGTGCCGCGATGAAGTCTGCCAACGATCAACCCGACCTGCTCGACCAAATGGAAATGGAGTGCGCCCAATGAACCACGAACAGCTTGAACACGACTACCGCAGCAGCATGCAACGTGCAGCGTTTGCCTACTTACAACGATACCAGGCGCAACACCTGGTGGACTCTGACCTGCTCTACGAGAACTGTGTCCGGCACCTGACCACCGCGCTGGAAGTCCCGGTATTCATGGCGCAGAAACTGGTGCACAACGCCTGGACTGAATTGCAGGTCATCAACCAACGCAAGTGGATCGACGTGGACTGGGGCAGCAGCCCGGGCAGCACCGTCGTCCACCTGATCGATACCCGGGCGGATCTGCGCCACCCGGTCCCGGCGAGGCTGCTACCGCAAACCCTGCTCGCCCAGCGCGATACAGCGCTGAAGCAACACCCTCAGTAATCCCCTTTTAAACACCCCTCCCTGCCCCGCTTCCCGTGGGTTTGGGTGAGCTTTGCCTGAGATTCGAGGTGGACCATGGAAATCGACGTCGCCATCACCGCAAAACTGCCCCGCGAAGAGGCCGAAGCGCTGCTCCAGACGCTACGGAACCAATACGCCCAGCAGTTTAACGAGCATTGTTATGACGAGCGCTTTCGCAGGATTCCCGAGGGTTTTCGGCATGGCTCGTTGCTCGCGGCCTTCCCGGTGATGGCCGCGCAAAAACGCCTGATGGGCGCCCTGAAATACAGTCTCGGCGAAGTGAAATAAGCCCCGATGAATAAGCGACTCAACATACCCCTTGGCTCACAGGCTTTTGTACGCAAGCCCATGGAACAAAAGCTGCGCGCTGACGTGCTCCAGCGCCTTGAGTCCGATTACGGCCTGCAACATATGGCCGGCACGCACTACATGCGTAAGGGCATCTGCCCTCAGTGCAATCAGAAACGCCTGTTCTCGCGCCACGATGAGCCTTGGTTCATTCGCTGTGGCCGCGAAGAAAAATGCCGGTACATGGCACCGACCAAAGAGCTGTACCCGGATCTGTTCGACGACTGGAGCAAGCGTGCGCCAGCCACCCGCGACGATCCAACCGCCAGCGCAAAAGCGTACCTGACGTTTGCCCGAGGTTTGCGCGTTGAGTTGATGGAGGACTGGTACACCCAGGAAAGCTACTTCGACCGCGACCTGAACATCGGCTCAGCAACTGTCCGCTTCCCCCTAGAGCATGGTGGGTACTGGGAGCGCTTGATTGACCAGCCCTCCCGCTTCGGTAAGAAGAAGGCCCGTTTCCAGCCCCTCAAAAGCTACAGAGGGCACTGGTGGTGCCCACCTTGCCTGGATCTGCTGGAGGTGGACGAGCTGTGGATTGTCGAAGGCATTTTCGACGCCATCGCGCTCATTCATAACGGCATTTCCGCCGTCGCCGCATTGTCCTCAAACGCCTTTCCAGAGGAATCGCTGAAGGCGCTAGTTACCGCTCGCAGCGGCAAAACACCCAAGCTGGTTTGGGCCTTGGACAATGAACCTGGCGCTCACAAGTACACCCGCACTTGGGTGAAGCGTGCCCGCGAACTTGGCTTCACCTGCGACGCGGCCCAGGTCTCACAGCCAGATGCCCGCAAGGCCGACTGGAATGACCTGCATCAACGCTGGGCATTCATTGATGACGAGAGCGCCCGCGCAGATCGCATCGAAAAAGACCTGAAGGAAGCCCGCCACCAGGGCGCTTTGCTGATCGCAGAGAGCGCCGGCGACAAGGCGCTGCTTATGTACCAGTGGCGAGAGCGGGAGGAGTTTCACTTCTGTTTCGATTCCCGCCTGTACTGGTGGAAATTGGACCTCGCTAAATACAACAGCGCCAAGCAGGCCCTGGAAAAAAGCGATGACCAGGAAGCCCAAACGCTCACCGATAAGCAGCTCCGGGAGAAGGCGCTGAACGTGGCCGGCTGCGTCGTGGAAATCGCCAACTGCTACCCCAAGGCCCTCTATTTCCAGCGCAACGAGATTACCGACGAGTCCTGGTACTTCTTCCGCGTCGATTTCCCGCACGACGGTGGATCCGTGAAAAACACCTTCACCGGTGGTCAGGTCGCTGCTGCCAGTGAGTTCAAGAAAAGGCTTCTCGGCATGGGTGCCGGAGCCGTGTTCACCGGCAGTGGACAACAGTTGGACAAACTCATGAAAGACCAGCTTTTCGGCATCAAGACCGTTCAGACCATCGACTACGTGGGCTACAGCAAGGAGTACCGCTGCTACGTCTTCAACGACGTCGCCGTCCGCGAAGGCCAGGTGATTCACATCAACGAAGAGGAATTTTTTGAAATGGGCAAGCTGAAGCTCAAGACCCTGCAAAAGGGTGTGAGAATCGATCTGGAGAAGGACGGTAAGACATACGACCAACAGTGGCTGGGCCTTCTCTGGCAATGCTTCGGCGCCCAGGGCATCGTCGCACTGACTTTCTGGTTTGGTTCGCTATTCGCCGAACAGATCCGCAGCCGGTATCAGTCTTTCCCGTTCCTTGAAGCCACGGGCGAGGCCGGCGCCGGCAAGACCACCTTGCTCACGCTGCTCTGGAAACTGGCGGGCCGTGACGGTTACGAAGGGTTCGACCCGTCCAAATCCACCAAGGCCGGCCGCAGCCGGTTGATGGGCCAGGTATCGGGCATGCCCATTGTGCTACTGGAGTCTGACCGTAGCGGCGACGATAAGGCTCACGCCAAGACCTTTGAATGGGATGAGCTCAAGGACTACTACGGCGGTGGCACGCTTGCGACAAAGGGCGTTAAAACCGCCGGGAACGAAACCTACGAGCCCCCTTTTCGCGGCACGATTGCCATCAGCCAGAACGCCCCTGTGGTGGCTTCTGAAGCGATCATGACCCGGATTGTGAAACTGCACTTTGTGCGCCCCAACGTGACGCCGGAGAGCCGTGCGGCAGCAGACCGGCTCAACGCACTGGAAGGCTCGACGCTCAGCAACTTTGTGCTGCAGGCCGTACGCAAGGAGCTGGAAGTGCTGGAGCTGTTTGCCCAGCGCATCCCTGGCTACGAGGCGAAGTTGCGCAACCTGCATTCGCATTGCTTCGCGTGTGAGACCCCCTTTAAGCATGAGCAAAGCGCTTGTCATCACTGTGGCAACAATCTGCGTGGCTGCATCCGCGTGGAGCGAATCAATAAGAACCACGCTCAACTGCTCGCCCTGCTCGATTGCGTGCAGACGGTCGTGCCGCTGACTGACCAGCAAATCAGCCACACACGCACCCAAATTATCCGCATGGCGATCGAGCGCCAGTCCTCAATCAGCTCCGACCACCCGGTGGTAGCTGAATTCTGGGAAGTGTACGAGTACCTGGAAGGCCTCGATGCCGATGGGCCCGTGGTCAACCACAGCAAGAAAGACAACATCATCGCCATCAACCTCAACGACTTCGTGAAGTGCGCCGCCGAGCATCGCCAGAAAATTGCCGATGTCAGCGAGCAGCGCGAGCGGCTGAAGGACTCTCGCTCTCGAAAGCTGATCGACATCAACAAGGCGACAGACAGCGCGGTACGGGCTTACCAGGCCAAGCACAGCAACGCGGTCATCACCAAGCAACCCATTGTGAAGTGCTGGCACTTCCAGGCCTGACCAGATCCACAGCAACACCTACCAGGCGCGGCAACGCCTGCCACCCAAAGGAGAAGCACCATGCAGAACGAAACACTCAAAGAGGCCTTTGACGAGTTGTTCCAGTACCAGACCGAGCGTCCGGCCATCCGCAAAGCTGGCGTCGAAGCGCTGGTTCGCTTGCTACCCGTCGCCCAGCGCGACACCGGGCAAAGCGGGGTCATCGGCCGCTTTCTGCTCGGTTTGTACAACGGCCCGGCACATCCGTTTGACCTGACCGAGCTGCGCCGGCTCGACGCTGGGCTGTTCGACGACTGCATTGCCGTCCTGCGGCTGGATAACAGCCCCGAGCAAGAGGTTCACACCTACTTCCCCGACGGCGACGCGATCTGGCAGGACCTGCGTAGGGTCTGGGCATGAAGTGGGCGCCGAAACGCAACAGAGACGGGCAAGTACAGCAGAACTGCTGGATGACCGACACCGGCTACACCGTGGCCAAGTGCCGGTTGCCTGAAGCGCGCTACCCCATCACTCGCCCAGGCGGCGAACTGCCTTTCGCGTATGCGAAGGACCGGGATGAAGTCATAGCGCTCATTAAACAAGATCTGGCCAGAACGGCCTGAAAAACGGTGTCGAGGAGCGGCAACTCCCCGACACCTACCACCACTAAGGAGCAGCACCATGCAAGCACAGACCCCAAGCAGCAGCGCCGCAAAGACTAGCACGAACCCTTTGAATGTCGGCGAGGCCAGTGTATGAGCGTTTTCCTTCTGCTCTACCTGTGTGCAGATGCAACACGAACGGATTGCCAGGTTTTACCCGCTCAACGCTGGGACGGTCCCGACGCCTATGAGCAATGTATCGGCGCGGTGCCAGGGCTCACTAAGGCATTGAGCGCACCGAACCGGGAGCGACATCGGTTTGTTTGCGAGATCCAGGCTGACGGCGCACAACCGGCAGATCATGCCGCACGGCTGTCGATCATCGATCAATCGTTTCGGATGTGAGAGACATCATGAATACAGCTTTCATTCTGATGGCCCAGTACGAAGGCCAGGCGATTATCTCGCTGGAACAAGTGTGCAGGGATTACTTCACGCACCTGACGCCTGACATGTTCCAGCGCAAGGTAATGAGTGGGCAGATCAAGATCCCGATCACCCGCCTTGAACGGAGCCAAAAGTCGGCCAAGGGCATCCACATCACCGACCTAGCCACCTACCTTGATCTTCAACGCGCCGCCGCGGTTAAAGAGCACTGCCAACTCAACGGGTTAAAACACGCCTTTTAAGCCACTTCAGTGATGCGGCGCCCAGCTGGACGGGCGCCCGCAATATCTCTTCGTGCCACTCCCATCCCACATAGCGATCACCCTTCCCACGTAGGTGGGTGTAGCGCCTCAGCGAATTCCAGTCACGGTGCCCCGAAACGCTCGCCACTCGGGGGATATCCCAGTCCATTTCGAACAGACGGCTTACCCCTTCGTGACGGAGGTCATGGAAGTGCAGATCCTCGACATTCAGGATCTTGCAGGCCTTCGCCCAGGACGTGGAGATCGATTCAGGACTGTAGGGGAAAATATCTTCGCCGGCCCGTGGCATCGTATGAAGGATTTGCCAGGCCTCGTCTGGCAGATAACACCAGACGTCGTTACCGATCTTCTGACCTGGGTTTTTCATGTCACGCACCAGCACCCGCTGGCCAGGTTCGTCGAGATCACTCCAACGAATCCGGGTGATTTCATCGAGCCGGCGCGTCGAGAACAGCGCGAAGCCCACCACTTTCATCATGTTGATGATGCTTCGACGCCGAGCCTGCATGTCCTGGTAATGCTTCATGAGCTTACCCAGCTCGTCCAGCGTGGGGCGCCGGTCACGCTCTCGGCTTTTCAAGTTGTAGCCGAGCTTGCGCAGTACGCGCCGTGCCCCCCATGGCCAGAGGATCAAGCTGATAACCCCAAGCGTCCTTGCCAATGGAAAGCACCGCGCCGAGGTGGGCAGATCGTTGCCGGCGGTCTGCGGCTGGACGCCGCCCCCCTCGGGGCTCATTCGCCATAGCGCGTAATCGACCAGGCATTGCGTGTTGACTTGGGTATCGTCCAGCTTGCCCATGTACGTTTCGCCGATGGCCGTGAGGGTTGCACGCTTGGTCTTGCCCAGCGGCCGGGCTTTCTCAACCTCGACCAGGTACTGATCGATCATGTCTTTGAGCGTGACGCCTTTACGGCTTGCTCGCTCAATCGCACCAGGTTCATCCAGTTCGGATTCACGTTTGCTTGCCCAGGCCTGCGCCGCCTGTTTTCGGGCGAAAGTCTGGCTCTCTTGATAGACTTGCACTCCGTCGCGCTTGATGCGGATCTGAGCCGTGTAGCTAGACAGACCCATCCGCCAGTTTTCTTGCCATGGTTGCCATATCAAAATTGGTACGCGTCAGTTTTGAAGTGGTACGAGCCCTCAAAAACGCCTGAAAACGCCCGAAACCACGCCCAGAACACGTTGAAGAAAATGCTAGATAAACAGAGCTTTAGCCCAGTAAATTCAAGGCCTACGCTGTCTCGGCGCTTTAGTGTTGCACCCATGATGGATTGGACCGACGCCCACTGTCGCTTCTTCCTACGCATCCTCTCCAAACACGCCCTGCTCTACACCGAAATGGTCACCACCGGCGCCCTACTCAACGGCGACCACGAACGTTTCCTACGCCACCACGAGTCCGAACACCCGCTAGCCCTGCAACTGGGCGGCAGCGTCCCAGCCGACCTGGCCGCCTGCGCCCGTATGGCCGAGGAACACGGTTACGACGAGGTCAACCTCAACGTCGGCTGCCCCAGCGATCGGGTGCAG